CCCAATCAAAGATTTTTCAAAGGTTTTCAAAGAAAGTGGCTAATTCTCCGGTGATTTCAAACAAACCGATCACAAACTTGCGCGGTGGTGCCAGGCCTGGTGCCGGTCGCAAGCGGAAAACGGAAATCATCGAGCATCAGTCACAGCCGGTCGGCGCGCCTGTCATCGAGGAGGGTACGCCGGGCGCGTTCCTGATCGAGCGGATGAATGACGAGACGGTCGATATGAAGTTGCGGCTCGACGCTGCGAAAGCGCTCCTGCCGTACTGCCACGCTCGGATGCCTGAGCCGAGCAAGCAAGCTGCGGCTGATGCGGCGGTCAAAAACGCGCAGGCCGGCACGTCTTGGGATGGCCTGTTGCAGTGACATGGGATCTGGCTTGCAAAGACTGGCAAGCGCGCATCAAAGCCGGTAGGTCGCTCCTGCCCGATCTACCGCTCTTCGAGGCGGACGCGACGAAGGCGGTCAAGATTTTCAACCAGCTTCGACTGCCAGACGTGCCGGGACAACCGGCAATGCTGAATGCGGTCGGTGACTGGCAGCGCGACCTTGTGCGAGCGCTCTTCGGCAGCTATGACGAAGCGGCGGGCGAGCGGCGCATCCGCGAGATCTTTCAGCTCGTGCCGAAGAAAAACAGCAAGACCACCAGCGGCGCCGCGATCATGCTGACCGCAGTGCTGCTGTCAAAGCGTCCGCGCGCCGAGTTTCTGATGGTCGCGCCTACGCAAGAGGTTGCGGACTTGGCGTTTCGCCAGGCCGTCGGAATGGTGCAGGCCGATCCGGTGCTGCTTGCGAAATTCCACATTCAGGAGCACATCAAGCGGCTGATGTACCGGCCGACCGGCGCGTTCCTGAAAGTGAAGAGTTTTGATCCAAAAATTGTGACTGGCACGAAACCCGCCGGAGTCTTGATCGACGAGCTGCACGTCATTGCTGAAAGTCACGACGCAGACCGCGTGATCGGCCAGCTCCGGGGCGGACTTGTCTCGCAGCCTGAAGGCTTCCTGGTGACGATCACTACGCAGTCCGAGCGGGCGCCGGCCGGTGTATTCCGCGCCGAGTTGATGAAGGCTCGCGCGGTGCGCGACGGATCGCTGAAGGCACCGATCTTGCCGTTGCTGTACGAATTCCCGCTCGATGTCGATTGGCGCGACTCAAAGCATTGGCACATGGTCACGCCGAATAACGGCAGATCGGTGACGGTCGCGCGGCTTGAAGAGGATTCGCGCCAGGCCGAAGCCGCAGGCGAAGAAGAATTTAGACGCTGGGCGTCGCAACATCTCAACGTCGAGATCGGCCTTGCGCTGCACTCCGATCGATGGGCCGGCGCTGATCAGTGGGAGCAACGCGCAGAGACTGGACTCGATCTTGAGTCTGTCATTGCTCGCAGCGAAGTGATCACCGTCGGCATTGACGGCGGCGGTCTTGACGACTTGCTCGGGCTGGCAGTGATCGGCCGCGAGCGCGATACGGGTCGCTGGCTCACCTGGGCGCACGCCTGGGCGCATCCGTCGGCCCTTGAGCGGCACAAGGGTCAGGCGGCACGGTTTCGAGATTTCGAGCGGGACGGCGACCTGACGATTGTTTCGTCGATCGGCGAAGACGTGGAAGACGTGGCGGACATCACCGCGCGGGTTTTCCAGTCTGGCCGGATGGACAAGGCCGGCGTTGACATCCACGGCATCGGCGCAATTCTCGACGCGATCGTCGAGCGCGGCGTCGATCAGGATCTGGTGGTCGGTATCTCGCAGGGCTGGAAGTTGACCGGCAGCATCAAAACCGTCGAGCGCAAATTGGCCGAGGGCGCAATGGTTCACGGCGGCGCACCGATGATGGCCTGGTGCTGCAGCAACGCGAAGGTCGAGCCAAAGGGCAACGCGGTTGCAATCACAAAGCAGGCCGCTGGCTTCGCAAAGATCGATCCGCTGATGGCGGTTTTTAACGCGGCCGCACTGATGGCATTGAATCCGCAGTCGGCGGGTGTACCGGAGATTTTTGCACTGTGAGCATCTTTGATCGATTGAGTTCGGCGCTTGAGGCGTTTCGCGCGCCTGCTGGCGCCGAGAAGTCGATCGATGTCCGCAATGCGTCTTCGATGACGCTGTCCGATTTCAACGACTGGGTCACCGCAAGCGACATCTATAGCTTCGGCGAATCCAGCGCGATGCAGGTCAGCACGATCTACGCTTGCGTGGCGCTGATCGGCGGCGCGGTATCGTCGATTCCGCTTGAGTTTTACCGGCGCGACGCTGCCGGCCACCGCGAGAAGTTCACTCCCGACCTTTGGTATCTGTTCAACGAGCAACCTTTCCCTGCGTGGAATGCGGCGACTGCGTGGGAATACTCCATGCAGAGCCTGCTCCTGCGCGGCGATTCGTTCTGGCGCATTCACCGTGCGAGCCGTCTGTCGCCGACAATCACCGGCTTCGAGCCGCTGCACCCGGCCACCGTCTACGTCTGGCGCTCCGGCGATCGTCTGCGCTACCGCGTGACGCCGCAGCCGTCGCAGCTCATGCAGCCGACGGCAGGCACGCCGATCGCCAATATCAGCGGCGCGATACCCGCCATCGAGCTTGACCAGGACGACATGCTGCATGTGCCGGGGCCGGGATTCGACGGTCTGCGCGGCCTGTCGCAGGTCACGTCGTCGCTGATGCAGTCCGGCAATATCGCGAAGTCGGCGGACAAATTCACGTCGGCATTCTTCGCCAACTCTGCGCGGCCAGATTTCGTGCTTGAGTCTGACGCGAAGATGGACGCGCAGCAGATCTCGCAACTGCGCGACCAGTGGGAGCAGCTCTACGCAGGCGCGACAAAGGCCTGGAAGCCGGCGGTTTTGACTGGCGGATTGAAGGTCAAGCCGGTGACGCTGTCGAGCCATGACGCGCAGCTGCTGCAGACGCGGAAATTCACCGTCGATGAGATCTGCAGGGTCTTCGGGGTGCCGCCGCACATGGTTGGTCACATGGAAGGCGGGACTGCTTGGGGCACGGGCATCGAGCAGATGTCGCTCGGATTCTCGAAATTCACGCTTCAGCGTCACTTGCGCAAGATCGAGCAAGAGATCAATCGGAAAGTGTTTCGCACCGCCGCGCGCTTCTGCTCGTTCGATGTCACCGGCCTTGAGCGCGGCGACTTTAAAACGCGGATGGAAGGCTACCGCGTGGCACTCGGCCGCGCTGGCGAGCCTGCATGGCTCACCGTGAATGAAGTGCGCCAAATGGAAAACATGCCGCCCGTTGATGGCGGCGACCAGCTTGTAACGGGTGCGATCGACGCAACCGATCCGCCAGGCGCACCGCCTGCGACACCGACAACCGATCCTTCGCGGGACTGACCACCATGAAAACCATATCCGCGCGACTTGCGTCGCGGGCTTCCGCACGCCTATTCGAGGTGCGCGCCAGTGCGTCGCCTACAGGCGACACCGAGATCTATCTCTATGACGTGATCGATGCCTACCGGGGCGTCGGTGCGCGCCAATTTGTTGACGCGATCACGGGCATTACCGGCTCGATCGCGTTGCATATCAATTCCCCAGGCGGCGATGTCTTCGAAGCCCGCACGATGGTTAGCGCACTGCAGGCCGCACGCGCTCGCGGCGTCAAAGTGACCTCCTACGTTGACGGACTGGCCGCAAGCGCTGCGTCCTACGTTGCGCTCGCAGCAGACGAGGTCGTGATGGCCGAGGGCGCTTTGCTGATGGTGCATTGCGCTTGGGCGCTGACTGTCGGCAACTCAAGCGACATGGTCGCAATGGCCGACCTGCTCGACAAGATCGACCAAACGATCGCGGCCGACTACTCGAAAAAGACCGGCAAGCCGATGTCCGAAATGCTCGCGCTGATGGAAGCCGAGACATGGATCGACGCAGCAGAAGCGGTCGAAATGGGATTCGCCGATCGCATCGCTGCCGCGCCCGCCGCAGCCACCAAGAATCAGTGGGATCTGAGCGCATACAAACGCGCGCCAATCTCCGCACAAGACACGCCGGAAGCACCGGCACCAGTACCTGAGATGCCAGCGCCGACCGAGTCGGCCGCATACGCGCACGCGCGCCGACTGCTCGCGCATCTCGACCGAATCGGCTAACGGCGCTCCGCCACCACCGATGACCAGCCGCCTTCGGGCGGCTTTTTTTTTGCCTTTTTTTAGGAGGACTTATGTCCGAATCAATTCAAGTATTGCGGGAGCGTCGGGCCGCAGTCGTGCAAAACGCACGGAAACATCTCGACGAAACTCCGGTTGACAAGTGGACTTTGCAGCACAGCGAGAAAAACGACGCCTTCTATGCAGAGATTGGCGAAATCGAAGCGCATATTTCGCGAATCGAAAAGCAGATCGAGACCGAGGCCAACTCCGACACCAACCCCAGGGTCGAGAAGCTGCACGCTTCGGATCACGATCCGATGTCGGCAAAAATCTTGTTCAACAAGTGGATGCGCGGCGGCAGCGAGGCACTCAACGCAAACGAGTTGACTGCTATCCGCAACACGATGTCAACCACGACTAACAACGAGGGCGGCTTCACCGTCCCGGCGCTGATTTCGTCGACTCTCTATGACGCAATGAAAGCGTTCGGGGCGATGCGAGTCGTGTCCGACGTTATCAAGACGCAAAACGGTAACAACCTCTCTTTCCCGTCGTCTGACGGAACCGCAGAGGTGGGCGAAATCGTTGCACAAAATGCCACCGCAACTTCGGCTGATCCGTCTTTCGGCACCGTTGCGTTGAACGTCTTCAAATACTCGTCAAAGAGAATCGCGGTTCCCATCGAGCTGATCCAAGACTCGACCATCGACATCGAGTCTTTTGTCCGCAGTCGCGCGGCGCAGCGTCTTGGCCGGATCAGTAACCAGCACTTCACGACCGGCACCGGCTCAGGCCAGCCGTCGGGCGTTGCTCAGACTGCGGGCGCAGGCAAGACCGGCGCCACCGGCCAGACCGCAACGATCACCTTCGATGACCTCATCGATATGATCCATTCGGTTGACCCGGCCTACCGCTCAACCCGAAGCGCTTTCATGACCAGCGATGCAATCGTTCGCGTGATCCGCAAGCTCAAGGACTCGCAGAATCGTCCGTTGTGGGTTCCGTCTTTCGAGCGCGGGATTGCAGCAGGCGTCGGCGCTCCGAATGGCGGTTACACCGCCGAGGCGTCGCCAGTTGTGTTCGACACGCTGCTCGGCTTTCCGCTTTGGATCAACAACGACTGCGCCGCTCCTGGTGCGTCCGCGAAATCGCTCTTCTTCGGCGACTTCTCGTACTACAAGATCCGCGACGCGATGGATGTTTCGATGTTCCGCTTCACCGATTCGGCCTACACCGAAAAGGGGCAGGTCGGATTCCTCGCCTGGGCGCGGATGGGCGGATCGCTTGTCGATACCGCTGCAGTCAAGGCCTACACGCACTCCGCGACCTAAGCCGCAGCAACGATCAGGCGCCGGCTCACAAGGCTGGCGCCTTTTCTCTTTCCATCTGATGAGGTGACGTATGGCCGTCGGTGACATCACATGGTTTCGCGCTGGCCTGCTGGCTCTTGGCACGAAACAGATCAATCTTAACGCTGACACGATCAAGCTCGGGCTTGTGAAGTCGGCGGCAAACTCGGGCATCGACCCGACAAACATTCTGGCCGATCCGCGCTGGGGCGCAGGCGGCACGACCAACCTCGCCACGTCCCAGGTTAACACCGGCACGAGCTACGCGAACGGCGGGCCGACGCTGTTGAACAAGACGTTTGAGCTGCGGGCAAATGTACCGACGCTGCGCGCGGACATCGTCACGATTGCGCAGGACGCGAGCGGCTTCACCAATGCGCGATGGGGCATCCTCTACGAGGCGGTGACGCTTCGGGCGATTGCTTTCGTCGATCTTGGCACTGACCGCAGCGTGGTCGGCGGCGAACTCAAGATCGACTGGTCGGGCGTAGACAACGACATTCTGACGATCTCCTGAGCATGGGCTCTGCAAGCGTCGCCATTCGGTGGGTGCGGGCCAGTGCCGCATCCGTCGCTGCCTATATTGGTAACGCCGTGGCGGCGGGATTGCAGTCGGCCATCAATGCGATCGCCGGCACCGGCTACGAGCCCGCATGGCTGTCGCAAGTGACCGGCGCGGACTCGACCTACGACCCGCCGCTCGAAACAACCGGGACGATCCTGTACGTCGCCACCACCGGCAACGACACGACCGGCAATGGGACCATCGGCAACCCGTACCTCACCATCGGCAAGGCCAACTCGATGCTGACCGCTGGTGTCGGCGGCACGATCTATGTTCGCGGCGGGACGTACAGCATGGCGTCGTCGGTTGTCTACCTCAAAGGTGGGAACGCCTCGTCATGGACAAGAGTTCGCCGCTATCCCGGCGAGAGCGTAATTCTCGATGGTGGATTTGTTCGGTCAGCCCCATTTGAAAGTATTGATCGAGTTGGCTATCTTGAGATCCACGGTTTCAAAACTCAATATTTCAACGCTTGGGGCGTATTTGTAGATCGAAACGGCGGAAGCAATTATTTGATTAGGAACTGCACCGCACTTGAATCACCCGCTGCATTGAAATTCGCCGCCAACGGAAGCGCGGTAAGCCCCGCCGCAACGGCTACAGACATAACAATTCAAAACGTCGCGTGGCAACAAGTATTTACGCGAGTAACTGCCTCTCTTGCGTCAAACGTAATAACAATTACCGCAATAGAAGCTGGCGTCGTGGTTAATGGCGCACCTATTTTTCTTCCCGGCGTTGCTGACGCCATAGGGCGAATCGGCAGTCAGCTAACTGGAACTCCCGGATCTACCGGAACTTACTCTCATACCGGGCCAGCAGTTACTTATTCGTCACGCGCAATGTATTGCTCTTATGGGCTTACTGTGCTTGATTTTGGCACTGGCGTTTGCAGCAATATTAGCGTTGATCTTGTAAAAATTCAG